TCCAGTTATAATGCCCCCATCTCCATCATATGAGAATCTACCAATAACGGGAGTTTCAAGAATAGGTCTGGGTGCTACAACAGATACTGGAACAGGATTACTATTGACTATTGATGTTGGTGGTAGTAATACAACTGGTATTGGATCTACTCTATTTGAAGTAAAATCATTCTTTAGTCCTAGAAGTGGATATGGATTTAGAAAAGGTGATGTATTTAAACCTGTTGGGTTAATTACAGATAAAGGACTATCTTCACCATTATCAGAGATTCATTTTACAGTAAATGAAGTATTTACAGATAGTTTCAGTTCTTGGAATGTGGGTGAATTTGATTATATCGATTCTATTGCAAGTCTTCAGGATGGAACTAGAACAGTGTTCCCATTAAACTTTAAAGATGAATTGGTATCTTTCCAACCTAAATCTGGAGCATTGGTTGATATGCAATCATTATTGCTAATATTTGTTAATGGAGTTTTACAAAATCCTGGAGAATCTTATATCTTTAATGGAGGAACAAGATTCCAGTTTACTGAAGCACCAAAAGAAGGTGATGATATATCTATTTTCTTCTTTAAGGGAACAAATAATGTTGATGTTACCTATGTGGATGTTAAAGAATCTATTAAAGTTGGTGATGAACTTCAAATATTAAAGAGTAATACCATACTCGAATCTGAAGATCAAAATGTAAGAACAATATCTGGAATAACAACTGCAGATACTGTTGAAACTGAATTATATTATTCTCAAGGTATTGATGATATTAATTTCAAACCTGTTAGATGGATAAAGCAAAAATCTGATAAGTTTATAAATGGTCAATTAATTACTAAAGTTAGACCTTTGATAGAACCATTAGTATTCCCAGATGCAAGAATTATTAAAGATGTAGCACCTGGTGACTCTACTGTTTATTTTGATACTATTAATAATTTCTTCTCTTATGATAGTCCTTCAACAGTAAGTACTTTGATATTTGATGATTCTGTTACTAGACAATCTGCTGATCTTGATGCAGTCGTCTCTGCTGCTGGAACTATTCAATCAATAACCGTTACTGACGGTGGAAGTGGATATGTTGGAGCAACAACATCTATTTCAGTTGGTATTCCTACTACAGGTATTACCACTTTCATAAAGGGTGATGGAACAGTTGGAACAGGAGAAACTGCAATAGCAACCGCATCAATTACTGCTGGAAGTATTACTAGTATTACTATTACCAATCCAGGTCTTGGATATACTAGTTCTTCTGTTCCTAGTGTTATAGCAGCAGTTCCAATCACTCCATCTGAGACCATTACTGGATTCAGTGGTTCTGCTGGTTTCTCAGGCATTGTAACAGGAATAACAGTTCTCAGTAGTTCGACTATTAAATTCTTCCTTGATAAGGAATCTGGAGCATTTACTGGATTAGCAAATGGTGATCCAATTTACATATTCGACACATCTGTTGGTTCTGGTGCAACATCTACAGTAATATCATCAGGTGCACCTGTAGGTATTGGAACATCATTCTTTGATAACATCTACATTGTTAGTTCTCTAAGTTCAAGTAGTAATTTGGGTGAATTTGTTGCGGGAGTGAAAACAGATACTTCAATTGTAGGTATCGCTACAGAGAATACTATTTGCGGTAGATTCTCTTGGGGTAAGTTAACTGGTGGTACAAGATCATCAAATCCACTTACACTTACAGTATCTGGTAAAACTGTTAATTCTGGATTAAGCACCTTCCCTAGAGTCCAAAGAAGAGCTGCTGGACTTAGAGAAACAGGTGCTATAAAGGATTCAACTTAATATGGTATAAATAAAGAAAAAAAGTCTATAGAAAATGTCGGCAATTGTAACAGACCAGTTTAGAATTAATAACGCAGGTAATTTTTTAGGAGATGTAAATAATTCCGAAAACTCTTATTATGTGTTTGTCGGATTATCAAATCCCTCTGCTGAAGTTAGAATGGATGCAGGAGTAGAAGCTTTTGGTAGAAATACTAATAATGCTGCTTGGAATTCTGATACTACTAGGAAAAAACCCATAGATAATTTTAACTACTCAAATCATGTTAAAGATACTATGATTTTTGGTAAAAAAATTACCTCAGATAATGTTAGAAGAGTTGTAAGAAAAGTTACATGGACTAAGGAAACTAGGTATGATATGTATCGTCATGATTATAGTGAATCTAATTTAGCATCAAATGGAAAAACTGCTAGACTATATGATACTGATTTTTATGTAATTAATAAAGATTTTAATGTTTATATTTGTATTAGTAACGCATCATCTGGAATTAATACAACAGGTAATCGTTCTTTAAATGAACCAACTTTAACTGGGTTAGAACCATTTAAGGCAACTGGTTCTAGTGATGATGGATATCTTTGGAAGTATTTGTTCACAGTTGCTCCAAGTGATATTATAAAATTTGATGCAACAGAATATATACCATTACCTAACGATTGGTCATCTTCTACTGATGCTAATATAGCAAATATTAGGGATAATGGAAATTCTGATATTAATAATAATCAGATTAAAACCATTTATGTAGATAAACAGGGAACTGGTTATAGCAATGCTGGTGCTGGAGGACAAGAATTTAATATTGTTGGAGATGGTTCTGGAGGAAAGGCTATTGTAGAAGTGGGAACTGATACTAAGATTAGTGATGTTAAAGTATCAGTTGGTGGTAAAGGATATACTTATGGTCTTGTTGATTTATCAACAATTCAACCAACTTCACCTAATGCGGAATTAATTCCAATTATTCCACCATCAAAAGGTCATGGATCTGATATTTACAAAGAATTAGGTGCAGATAGAGTTTTAGTTTATGCTAGATTTGATGACTCTACTAAAGATTTTCCAATTGATACTAAATTTGCACAGATAGGAATTGTTAAAAATCCAACTTCTATTGGATCTACGCAAACTTTTACTCAGAATCAATACTCTTCAATTTCTGCCTTATACTTAAATACTTTTCCTACAGGTACTATTAAGATTGGTGATTTAATTACCCAAGATGTACAAAGTGATAGTGGTAGTATTATTGGACAAGTAAGAGGATATGTTGCTTCTTTTGATCTTATATCGAGTGATGCTAGTAATAAAATAGGTGTTTTAAAATACTACCGTGATAGATCACTATATTTTGATACTGCAACAGGTGATCAAAGTGATACTGTGGGTATTAGTAGTATTGGTGGTACTAATAGCCAGATTTATGATTTTACTGCAAGTGGACAACCTATTAGTGGAACTGATGGAGCATCTTCATATTCGGTAGAAATAAATTCTAATTTTAGTGGTATAACTACAAACCCAACAGGAACTAAGGTTATTGACCTTGGTGTAGAGTTTAAAAGTGGTATATCACAATCTGAGATAAATAATCAGTCGGGTGATATTATCTACTTGGATAATAGACAATTAATTACTAGAGATAGTAGACAAAAAGAAGACATCAAAGTTATACTAGAGTTCTAAAACATGTCACAAAAAACTAATTTAAATATAAGTCCTTATTATGACGATTTCGATAAGGACAATAATTTTTATAAAGTATTGTTTAGACCAGGTAGACCTGTTCAAGCTAGAGAATTATCAACTCTTCAATCAATACTTCAAAATCAAGTAGAGTCTTTTGGGTCACATGTATTCAAGGAAGGATCTATGGTCATTCCTGGTGGTGTTTTCTTTGATAATGCATATTTTTCAGTAAAAGTAGAATCTGATCATCTTGGTCTTCCAATATCTCTTTATTCTACTGAGTTAAAAGGTAAGAAGTTAAAGGGGCAAAATTCTGGAGTAGAAATTCTAGTTAATGATATTAAATTCCCAATAGATTCTGAAGATATTACAGATCCAACTCTGTTTATTAAATATCTAACAGGAAATTCGGATAATGAAATATCTAATTTAGAAGATGGTGAACCTTTACTTGCTTTAGAAGATATAACTTATGGTAATACAACTATACTCTCAGGACAAAGCGTTGCTACATTGATACCCACAAACGCCTCTGCGGTGGGTAGTGCGGTAAAAATGAATGATGGTGTATATTTTATTAGAGGGA